CCTAAGCATGAGTAATTTAACTTCACGTTCCAAAAGGCTAGTAACCTCTTTAGATAGTTTTTGCACATCTGCCCCATAGTTATTTCCACCGTTTAAATTAATTGTAGGTGCAATACTAACATGAAACGTATTTCCACTATCTCCCTGCATAACTACGGTGCTTCCACCCCTACTAGAAGGTGCGTAAGAAGCCATATCAAGGTTAGGGTCACCTGTTGTTGCATGCCCCGCTTTTTTAACAAACTTTTCAGCAGCAGGAACATTGGTAGCCGTTAAGTGGTTTCCGTTTAATTTCCAAGCATTGAACTGGTCTCCACCACCACTAAGTTTCCATGCCGCCTTTGCGTTTGTTTTAGGGTCAAAGAGTGCTTCGTTATTTGGGATATTAAAGTCTTTTAGTCTTTTAGTTCCCATCCCTAGCATTCCAGGAATATCGTTACGCATGTTGATTTGCATCAAACCGTAAGAGTTATCTGGGTACTTTGGGTTATGTGATTTGGGGTTAAAACGTGATTCACGATATGCAATGGCTACTGCTTCAACAAGGTCTCTTCCTTTAAAACCTGCTTTTCTTAATGTGTTAGCAACTTGGACTCCTGTCATAGGACCATTACCACTAGAATTACTTCCTGGGCTGCCAGGGTTTGTTCCGCCACTTGTGGTGTTTGAATAACTTGCACCACTACCACCAGCACCCATCATGTCTAGACCAAAGGCTTCAATTGCAGAGTTCATACTTAAACCTGCGTAGTTAGAGATAGCCATGTTGACACCTTTGCCAGCAGTACCACCCATACCGCTAACTGTTTGGTGCATTAATGTTTCAAGATTGGCAACAGATGCATTAGTGTCCGTTGGCTCTGTAACATTTCCGTTGTGACCCCAGGGAGCACCCATTTTTTCATACTTTAAGCGAGAAGCAGGTAGTTCTTCTGGTTGAACGTGCCAAGGTTCATTGTTGACATCAAAGAATGAGCGAAGACCAAAACGGGCTGCGTTTTCTTTAATCCAGTCAAATTCAGTGCTTGGTGCAAGGTCAGCAGCCAATCCAATTTCGTGCATTGACATTCCTGGAGGTGCAGCAGCGGCACCACGCACACGCTTCCAGTATTGGTTCTTCCAGAACACATCTGTTTTTTCAGTTGTTGGTTCGTAACGTGATAAGAACATTTCCTTCTGTTGTGCCGTAGTACGAACACCGCCACCAATGTATAGCCTTGGGTTTTCTTTCATCATGGCTTCAAGGCGTGTACGCAAACGTGGGTGAACCTTGTCTAAGGCACCCCGACTTTTAGTAATGTTTCCCCCGTCACCCTTAGGACCAGTTCCTGAATCTTTTTCACCTGTTGGGTCACCCAAGAAGTTACCAACAGTCTGACCAATGGTGGCTCCTGCTGCAACACCAGCAGGACCAAATGGAAGACCTAAGAGACCACCAAGGATTGTTGAACCAGCCTTAATAGCGCCACTGTAAGGCTTTGCCTTAATCTTCAGACCAATAATACCAGACATGGCTTCTTCAAACTTTTGCAAAGCCCTAGTTACACTTTGAAGACCCTTCTCCATATCAGCATAAGAGTCGGCTTGCTTGTTGTACATGCTTTCATCACGAGCATTCTTTACTCGCTCAGTTTCAGCATTTTGGTTAGCATAGGTGTCTTCAACACCAATCAACTTTCGGTGAACTTTGCTACTAGCGTCATACATTCCAGTGCCACCCTTCTTTTTAAATGCCAAGTTTTCTTTAGCATACTGAAGGGTAATATCTTGCATGTCCTCAGGAAGACCTGATTGACGCATACGCTCACGAGTCATTGAACCAGGTGCCAAAGCACCTTCAATAGAACTTCTAGTAGTAAGACCTAAACGCTGTACAGTTGATTGAATCACTTCTGAAGTACTGCGTTGTTCTCCACCAATTTTGTAAAGACCAGTACCCATTGTCATGAACATACGGTTAGCAGCGTTGGGGTCTGCAAGACCACGAGCCATTTGATTGACTTGCTCGGTAGAGTATCCATATCCCGAAGCAGCACGAATAAACTCTGCACTGCGACCTTGTTTAGACGCATCAATTCCTGTAGAGGCTTGTAGGGCCATTACTTGGTTGATACCACCAGTACCTAACTTGTACTGAGACAAAGGAGCACGCATACGGTCACGTACTTCTTGACCACCCATACCAGTTGTCTGCTGGTAAAGCATATCAATACGGTTAGCAGACAAAGAATACTGTGAGTTCTCACCAATACGCTTGTTGATTGCATCACCAATAGCACTGGCTACTTGCTTTGCAATGTCTCCTGCTGTGGCACCCGCTCCTCCGCCACCACCTCCGCCACGCATTACGTTGGCTGTCTGACTACGGTCTACGTTGTAGGTGACATTACCAAAAATCATCCCACCAGGACCGCCACCACCAAGGTTTTGCTGTGTAAGGGAGCCTGCATCAGGCATGTATCCTTTACCACCACCGCCACCCGTAGGGGAACCGCCACCACCATTCATACCATTCATGGCGTTAGCAACCTTCTGCATCTTTGCAGCCCATTGCTCAGTCAAAGTAATAACCTTAGGAAGGTCTGTCTTCAACCTATTGATGTTTGTATTTAATTTTGTAAGAGCAGTGTCAAGTTCTTGTAATGGTTTAAGGTCGCTTTCAAAACGACCACCTTTACCCGTTGGGCTACCCATAGACATTCCTGGACGTACACCACTATCTCCTAGTGCGTCTCTACTATCTACTAATGGATTTTCTTGAGCCATGGGTAACCTTAAGATTTATTCCGCCATCTAGCCATTGAGTACCAATAAGACCTTTGACGGACTGTCATATATTTTAGGTCATCTAGACCAAACCCTGTGTATACAGAGGCAATCAGTTCGTATTCCCAATAAGTAATCGTGAGGTTAACCGAATAGAAGTGAGACCCAGTCCATCACAATGATGAGGTCCTCTTGGCACTTGGCGCACTGAGTCTTCACCTCCTCCATCTTTGGCCCAGGAGGGTTGCTGGTCAGCGCCCGTACCAACTTGTTGCGGTCACTAACACCAAGATTCTTGGCCCAGTGTTCTTTTTCTTCAATAGATATATCGTTGTCCCATTCAGTACAACGAGCAATCATAAGAGTGTTTTGTTCAGCAATTGTTTTTGACTTCTTTGCGACATAGGCGCTGTCTCCACCTGTAGGATAATTAATCCGCACAGTAGAACCATCTCGTAGTTCAACCGTTAGTGCCTTTGTAAAATCTTTGTTTGGGCGTTCAAATTTGAAGTCTTCATCCAAGTTAAGTGTTACAAAGTTTGAAGAACCACAGTTACCACAAGTAACTTCCATTTCACGGAAGCGACCATAGGTTGCTTTCATGGCTCCTACAAACAATAAGTCACGGTCACCAATAATTAAATTATCAATGATACTTGGGTTGTCTTTTACTTTGGTGTCACCAATAGATACAACTGCTCTCTTAAGAAGAGCACTCATATAATCGCTATATACAAGTCCTTCTTTGCTAGTTAACGAAGCAATTGCTTCTTCGTCTTCTCCATTAAGTTCTCGTATTACTGCGTCTGTTTCCCAATCCTCAAACCCCTTGACACCCCGCATCAGTGACACGTTGGTCACTGGCGCAGGGCTAATGCGTGGGGCTGGGTCTTGAATTGCTTCATTAGCAGCAGTTGCTTGTGCTTGACTTATTTCTGACATTTAATTCTCCAATAGGGTTTTGTTATTTAGCGAATGGCCGCAAGGTTGTCCATCTCAGTCTTTGTCCATGCAAGGATAAAACCTTCATGTACAAGGCTGAGTTCATGGACCATGATTTCACTGCCACTTGCATTAAGTCCACTCATTGTGAACGATGCAGGCCATGCATTGAAAATCTTAATACCAAGTTTCTTGTTACCACCAAGGGTGGTTAAACTTTCACCAGCGTTGTCTGTGTATGTTGCATTGGAGTGTGGGTGGTCATAGACCCACACCAATACGTCACAACGATAATCAGCGCCACCTGTAGAACCAGCAGCACCTGACTGCCAGTTGTGAATGAAACGCTGCCACTTCCAAAGTTGGTCTTGTTGTGGAAATACACCACGGTTGAAAGAGATTGGTGCGAAGTCTGTTTGACCAACCATCTTATGTGGATGAGTGTTCATACCGCCTTCACGGTACTGAATAACTTCGTTGGTCACGGCCAATCCCGACATGGCTGCAAAGCCAAGGTTGCCAAGACCATTTGCAAATGCTGCAAGCGAGTTAGCACTTGAGCCTGGGGCACCTGGGGCAACTGGTACTGGGGTAGGACCATAGAAGGTGTCATCAGCAGTACGTGTTGACGATGGGGCAATGAACTCAACCTCAAATTTAAACGAACGGATTGGGTCTGTGCGTGTAGTGGGCATGATTACTCCTTAGAGTGTTTCGGTAACGGTATTGCCGCCAGTGAACTGGCCGACAGTAATGACAATGAATTCAGCAGGTGTTTGTAAAGCCACACCAACTTCCACATGAATTTCACCAGCATCAATTGTTGCTTGTGAATTGTTAGTTGTGTTACATGTGATGTAGAAGGCTTCTGAGGTACTACGTCCTGCGAGTGCTCCAGATGACCAAAGGTCAGACAGAACACCAGCGATGCTTCCAGAAATGCTGGACCACAGGCGTTCAGTGTTTGGCTGGAATACAGCAACTTGTGTAACACTCTCAACCTGTGCCTTAATAAAGTTAAGTGTTCGGCGGTTTGGAATGTACTTTGTGATGTCTGTCTTCTTAAGGGTGCGTGCACCATTTACGATGACACCAGCACCAGGAACGTTCTTAAGAACATTGATGTGGTCTGTGTACATAGAACCCATGTTGGCTTCACTGTAAGAGGTGACAACACCAAAGGCATTTTGAAGGGTGTATGAATACCCAGCAGGGGCACGTCCAACGCCACGCTCTGCATCAACACGCTGGTAAAGACCAAGAATGGCTCCACCAGGGTATGTGTCACGCAACGCACCAGCACCACGAACTGCGGGGTTTGTCATCTTCAACATGCCATAGTAAACAGCCGCATATGAAGATGCGGTGTAACCAGACACCAAGGTCTTAACACTTGCAGCATCGGTAATTGTGCTAGATGGGTCAATAACCAGGAAAGAGTTTTTGCGTGAGTTAGGTGTTGTGTCCTCGTCTACATATGAGACATAAGAGATTGCATTATTGATGAGGGTCTGGTCTGACTGACCAACAAGGTTGATAGTCAACTGGCCTTCAACGTTATTCAACTTCACAAGGGCTGTGTTCCAGTCACCATTAGCGGTTGTTGTGATAGCAGACCCATTATTACCACCAGTAAATGCTGTGTTAGAAACTGGGGTTACTGCATAAGTTGTACCAGCAGCAAATGAAGCACTTGCTGAAGAGTTGTACAAAACATCA